GAAGATGATGATAATGTGCAGTAACTAATATTTCTGCATCACCTGCAGGTAACCATCCATACATTTGACCCTTCCACCAGTTTTCTATTTTATTTTCTGGGTTACCACTACCACCTGTCATGTGTCCATGTGTAAAACTAACCTTCTTACCTTTTATAATTAAAGTTTGATGAAAACCTTCAGGTATGTTTACTTCTACTTTTGCATATCTATCTGGATTAGCTGACATAATTTCTTTACATATTTGTAAGTGCATTGTGTCGCTATTGTCTAATCGTGTTGATGCAACTTGTCCTTTTGATGTCCTTGTCATCTCACCATGATTACCAGGCACACCACATAAAACTAACTTTGGTGCATGTGGTAAGAATGTGTCTATGGTTTTCATAATCATTGACCTTGCCAATGCGTATTGCTCAATCAATGACAAACTGACTGAATGTGGTTGTGATTCGTAATAGTGAGGACTGCACCCCTCGGTAATATCACCCATTCCCACCATATATATTTCATCTATCTTTACTCCTAATCTACGCAAATCTTTTATTTTATTTACGCCATCTTGTAAAGCTCTGTCATATCTTTTAATAGTGTTTTCAACTCCATAATCTTTTTTTCCAAGTTGCCAATCACTCATAAACCACATAAAAGCAGTATCACCTGCATCAAATTTTTTAGTCATTGGTGGTTTTTTCTTTGCTTGTTTAAATAAAGCCTGAAAATATTTATCATGTCCAGGTTTTTTCTTTTTGACTATGCCTTTAAAAGCATAAAATGTTTCTGTGTTTCCACCTTTTAATTGCACATTCCACGAGGATGCACGAACTGAACCCTCTATTTCGTAATGTTTTGGGTCGAATCCCCAATCTAACAATATAGAATCTAGTTTGTTTCTATAATCTGGGTCAGTGCCTACATGAGTTATTTCACCTAACCCTGTCTGCTCATTAACTTCTAGTCCAGGTTGCCATCCTGACTTGTAAAAGTTGTTACCCCATTCTTCAGGTATATTTGGCATAATACCTCCTTTGCCCTGTCAAGAGAAGTATACACTGTTATTGTGACAAAAACTACTTACTGATTTGTTTTTTTGCGTATGTCTTGACGACTGCTAGTGCAGCACCACCACCTGCAAGAGCAGCTAACTGAATGGTTTCAGCTTCTACGCCTACAAGAGGAGCAACTGTTAATGCACCAATGAACGCTTCAATGAAGGTCCAGGCAGTTCGTTCAAGCATATCTTTGAGGTCTTCGCTCATTTTATAACTCCATGCTTCGTTCCAAGGAGTCCACCCCACATCTTTTTTGAATGTGCCATCTTGGTTTCTTTTTCTATTATTTTTTTCAAATAAATCTGACATTATGTAATATTCCTACCACTTAGTTTAGCATTTAATACTTTGATTTCACCACTAATCTCTTGTAGTTTTTCATATACATCATTAGGTTCTTGTGGTTCTAGTTGTATTTTACTGTATTCAATAGTAACTTCGTTACCTGCTAATAATTGTGCAGATACTTTTGGATATAGTTTTTTGTATGCGTTTGCTGAACTGCCTACCATACCATTAAAATTTACATCTAAATCTTGTTGGCTATCTCCGACAATAAGACAACCTGAAGTATGCTCATCGGTGTTCCCCTGGTGTATAAGTATATATTCAAATCCTGGAACATCTTGAATCCACAACATGCCACGATGGAGTTCAGGATATTTGGCTTTGTACCTTTTATCAAATCCCCCAACTGTCCTAAGTTTTATAGGATATGTTCCTTCAGGAATGCAAGTTTCGTGCATAACTTTTACTGCTTGATATTGGTCCTCTAATGTATAGCACTCAAACAACCCATCAATAAATAACAGACCATTTGTTGCATCTTTACCTAATTGTGTTCTAACTACTTGTAGTTTCATTTTGTCCACCTTCCTTGCATTTGCAAACGCAACTGCATTGTTTTGTGTCACCCCAATAGCCCATAGTTAATCTCTAAAGCCTATTGTGAGTAACCATATTACTAATGTAATTATAGTAGCAAGTCCTGTGATTTGTTGTGCAGAACCAGTAAGTGTTAATGTAGCAATAATTAATCCTACTAAAGTCCAACTAAGGTTTAAAGTTTCTTTAATTGCTTTTACAAACCAATCCCATATCTTACTTATCATAATGTTTTCCTAAATACAAAAGCTGCCATACTAGCTATTCTAGTCAAAATAACTGGCACTACCACCTCCTGTGCTTTTTCTTTCTGGTCATTTGTCATGTCATCTCCTAAATTTGTCAATGATATATTTTCTATATCAATCAATACTTCTATTGGATTTTCTATAAATGTTTCAAATTGTACTTCTGTAACTACATCAGCAAGTGTGTAGTTTTCTACATCTGCATTTTCTACAGCTCGTTCTACATATTCTTCTACAGCTTCAGCTATTACTTCATCTTCTTTGACAGCTTCTGCAATAATTTCAACATCTTCTGTTTGCACTTGCAACACCTCTGCAACTACCTCAACCTGTTCTTCTGTAAGTTCTTCTATTTCTTCTATAGCTTCTTCTACAACAGCTTGTACTATTTCTTGTACTTCTTCTGTAGCTTGTTCTAGGTTTTGTACACCTATGTCATTGACTTCTTCTAATACTTCTACAACTTCTTCGGTGTCGAGTTCTTGCACATATACTTCAATGGCTTCTTCAACTTCTTCATCTGTTAAATCTTCCTCTATGTCTATCTCTATAACTTCTTCTAGCTCTGCAACCTCTTCTTCAACCATCTCTTCAGTAAGTATCTCCTCAACCTCTTCGGTAATATCCTCCAATGGTTCAACTTCAGGTTTTTCATTGTCATCTCTTCGTATATCCTCTTCGAGTAACTCATCTTCTTCTACCTCTTCAAATTCTGTATCCCAATCATCTATATTTATATCTTTTATATCTTCTATTATTATAATCTCTACTTCTTCAAACTCTTCTAAAAATTCTTCTACCTCTATAACAGTATCTATAAACTCCTCAATCTCCTCTTCATCTTCAAAAGTAAATATTTCAATCTCCTCTTCAAGTTCAAGTTTTTTAGTTTCTCGTTCAAGTTCTTCTTCAGTAAACTCAATCTCCACAATGTCAGGTACATCAACATCATCAAAAAACTCTTCTCCGATTTCTCCCATGTCTTCTTCTTCAATAATTTCAATGTCATATTGTTCTAAATCTCCTCGTTCTATCTGTTCATCAGTAAGCTCAACACCATAGATTTCTAAATTCTTTTTGCGTTGATTATCTCTCTCTACTGTACCATCATCTATCTCGTGTTGTTCATACTCTGCTTCTTCTCCGTTATCTAATATAACAACAAATGTTTCAGGTTCAGGTGGTGGTGGAGGTATGTAAGGTTCTGGTTCAGGCTCTGGCTTAGGAGGTGGAGGTAATGTTGTTGTAGTAGTAGTGGTAGTAGTTGGTTGTATGTACTTGAATGATATGTCATCAAGCAAAGACCAGTCATTGATTGTAATTGTAAAACTTTCTATAAATGTTTCTAATGTGTCGTATATATTGTAAACAACATCTTCAAACATATTCTCTATATCTGTATTGTCTTGACCTTCTAAAACATTTACTTGTGTTGTTTCATCAGTATGTGTGTATGTAACTGTACCATCATTATTCAATGCACCGATTCTAAAACCAACCTCGTATATGTCTATATCTAGTTCTTCTTCATCCACTGTGGTAGTTTCAGGTAATGTAAATGTGTAATCATTACTTTCGTTGCCGTGTTGAAAGTAATGTAAGTTCATATGAAAGTCAGTCATACCACAACAAGACCAGTTACCATTACTATGATTACTGTCTATCTGTATGTTATTCTCTACCTCATTACCCTGACTATCTAACTCATCTTCAGGTAACTCTATGTCTGTTGATTGTTCCCATTCAGGCACAGTGGTAGTAGTGGTAGTAGTTGTAGTTGTTGTAGTGTTATCTTCTGGAACAGTTGTTGTTGTCGTTGTTTCTTCTGGTCCATCAAATGTTTCTATTTCTTCTACTTCTCCTGGGATAGTCGTAGTAGTAGTAGTAGGTACAGTAGTGGTAGTAGTAGTTGTAGTAGTATCTGTTTCATTTGCT